CGAAACCATCCTGGGGATTAACAAGATCGTGAGCGGCACGGGCGTGGGCGCGTCGGGCACCCCCGACGATCTCAAGAAGGCGACCGGAACCATCACGATCGCCAGTAACCTGATCGCCTACGACCTGGAGGCCCCGGCCAAAAATCTCTATCCCGTGCTGACCCCGATCCGGAACAGTATCCCGCGGTTAACACGCGGCGCGGGCGCGGGCGATGCGGCGCACTGGGTGCAGGTGGACGCGATTGCCGGCAACTCAATCGCGGGCGTGCTGCCCTGGGTGCCTGAGGGCCAGCGGGCCGGGCGGATGACGGTCACCACCAGTCAGCAATCGGCAAGCTACAAGACGATCGGGCTGGAGACTGATGTGACCTTTGAGGCGCAGTCGGCGGGCATGGGCTTTGAGGATGTGATGTCGACGAGCGGCGCCAGGCTGCTCAACCAGGCGATGATCATGGAGGAGCATGCCATCCTGGGCGGCAACCTCTCGGTTGCGCTCGGCACGCCGGTCACGCCCACCAGCAGCGCCTCAGGCAGCACCGGCACGCTGCCGGGCGCGCCGACTACCTACAGCGTGTACGTGTTCGCGCTGACCTACATGGGCTACCAGCTGGCGACCGTCGCCAATGGCATCGCGCGGCTCTTGACCGTGACCGGCATGGACGGGCTGACCTACACGATCAACGGCGGCTCATCCATCAGCAGCGCCAACAAGACCCAGGCGGTGACCTTAGGTCAGATCTTGTTCTTGAACACCACCGCGATCAAGGGCGCGGTGGCCTACGCCTGGTACGTCGGCACCGCCGGCGCCGAGCGGCTTGAGGCGATCACGACGATTAACAGCTACGCGATCAGCGCGCCGCTGCTGGGCACCGGGCAGCTCTACAGCGCGGTCACCAACCCGGCGACCGACTACAGCAAGAACGCCACCGGCTTTGATGGCCTGCTCTATAGCGCCTGGAATAGCAGCACCGCCTACTACCGCAGTCTTGCCACCGGTACCGCCGGCACGGGCACGACGCTCACCGCCTCGGGGCGCGGCACGGTGTCAGAGATCGACACGGCGCTCAAGTCCTTTTGGGATAGCTACCGTGTCTCGCCGGAAGTTATCTATGTGTCAAGCCAGCAGCTGACCGACATCTTCAACAAGTGTTTCATCAGCGGCAGCAACCCGATGGTGCGCTTCAACATCGACGCGAATTCGAGCGCGGTCTCCTTCACCGCCGGCGCGGTGGTCGGGTTCTACATGAACCCCTACACGCTCGACGGCGGGAACGTTATCCCGATCAAGCTGCACCCCACCATCCCGGCCGGGACGATCCTGTTCTGGTGCAACAATCTGCCGGCGTTCTACCAGAGCGCGAATGTGCCGCAGGTGGCGCAAGTCCAGTGCCGGCGCGACTACTACCAGATCCCCTGGCCGATCGTGACCCGCGCGAACGCCACCGGCGTGTACGCCGAAGAGGTGCTGAAGGTCTACGCGCCGTTCGCCCTAGGAACGATTACGAATATTGCTCCAGGTTAGTCGATACCGTGTAACACAAGGCCACAGGAGGGCTTCTGCTATGACCGACCGACCACGATCGCCTGACATTCCGCCCGAGCCGCCCACGCGCGCGGCTGACGCGCCTGGTATCGCCACGCGTGACGTTGCGCCCGAGCCGATCGAGCATGACGAGCGCACGAGCACGAACATGCCCGACGCGCCGCGCAAAATGGTGCGCCTGACGCTTCAGGCGCAAGCGCGCAGTACACCGTTTACCGGCGAGCTCAAGATCGGGAACAGCACCTATCAGGTGGTGGATGGCGTCGTCGACGTGCCGCCCTGGCATGCCGACGATGCTAGACAGGCGGGGTATCAGGGCTAACTTCGTAAAGGAAAAAGGGTAAAGGTAAAAGGTAAAAACCTCAGCTTGAAACCTTTTGCCTTTTGCCTTTTGCCTTTTACCTTTGGAGGGTTCCATGGCAGATCGAGGTAAAGACGACCCGAACATCGGCAAAGCGCCGCAGAGCGGCCCGGGCGGGCCGGGCGACCCGAGCGTGGGCAAGGCGGCGGCGGTGCGCGGCGCGCGAAGCGGGGCTGATGACCCGATGGTCAAGATGCAGCACGCGACCGATACCGGCGACTACACGCTGATGATCGGCGCGGACAGCTACGAGGTGAAGGGCGGCGCGGTCGAGGTGCCGATGTCGCAGGTGAGTGCGGCCGAGGCGGCCGGATTCCATACGGTGTGAGACGATGGCCTTTGATTACACCCTTCCGGCGAGCGTGTTTGCGTATGGCGCCAGCGCTGGCACGGCGACGGATCCAGTCAACGAAGCGACCGTGATGGCCAGCCTGGTCACGGGCATGAGCCGCGCGATCGACACGTACTGTAGTCAGAACTTTTCGCTCACCACCTACACGCTCGAAGTTCATCGGGCGGTGATCGACATGGACGGCGTTTTAACCTGCTACCCGAACGTGCCGACCATGACAACGCCGACGGCGGGCGACTGGCGCTTAGGCAAGAGCAGCAGCTGGTCGGCGCTGAGCCCGGCCAACCTGGACGTGGAGATCAATCCGTTTGGCTGCGTGGTCAGGAACGTCAATAGCAATCTGCTGGCCTATCGCGGCGCGCGCGTCGAGATGCGGCTCAGCTACACGGGCGGCTACGCCGATCTGGCGAGCCTGCCCAGTGATTTCGAGTGGGCGATGCGCGGCCTGTGCTGGTGGGCGTATCAGAAACGCAGCGCGCCGAATGACACGACGGCGATCCCCGATCTGGGGGTGCTGATCATTCCGGGCAATTGGCCGCCACATATCAAGGCGGCGTTCCGCCCGTACACGCGCCAGGTGGTGATGTGATGGCTGAACAAGTACCAAGTATCGGGCGCGTCGTGCATTTTGTGTACGGCGATCAACATGTGCCGGCGCTGATCACAGATCCCGCATATCACATCATTGAACCAGCAATTGACGATCCGCCTCTACAGCAGGCGCTCACGGTGTTCCCGGTCGGAGCACCGCCATTCACAACGACCGCTGTATACAATCAGGGCGGCGCGCCAGCAACCTGGCACTGGCCGGAATATGTGCCGGCGAAAGACTAGATCGTGACCGTCGCCAACACCCTGTCACTGCTGCGCGTGCGCCTGCTGACCATCACCAGTCCGCAAGCGCCGATCAAGGTGTATGCCGATCCGAAAGAGGCGACCAGCCTCGGCGAGTTTCCCTGTATCGTGATGGCCTTAGCGCCCGGCGTGTCGCACACCTGGGCGACCGAGGCGGCCGGCGGGGGATCGGGGCTGGCCGAGCATGACTATACGATCGCGATCTGGGTGTTTTTGGGGGCCAGGGCCACGCCGATCAGCGAGCTGCACAGCCGCGCGATCCCCTGGCCGGAGGCGGTCTTCCGCGCGCTGGTGGCCGACATCACGCTGACGGGCAATGTCACGCACATCGGCGACGGCAAAAGCCCGAGCCTGTTTACCTACCAGATCGGGCCCTTAGAGTGGGGCGGGCAGGACTTCTTTGGATTGCGCGTGCTGCTGCCCATCGTCGAAAAGCCGGTTGTTGTGATGAATTGAGGGCGCGATGGATTCCAAAAACGACAAGCCAGTGGCCAAAGCGGCGGCGGTGAAAAACACGCGCGAGAGCCGGAGCGCCGCGCCGACGCTGCTGTATATTGGACAGGGCGCGTCCATCCCCGATGTGCCGGCGCGCGATCTGTCGGATGACGATCTGCTCATCTGCGCTGAGATTGCCAGCGCCGATCCGCTCGTGCTGCGCGCCGCATTGGTGAGTAGCGAGCTGTACAAAGAGGCATAAATCATGGCTGTCGGCATCCAGAAACTCGCGCGCGTCCAATTCGGCCAGGAGGTCACGCCCGGAACCCCCGTCGCAGCCACAACCAGGTGGCGCGGCGCGGCGTCATTCATGGACGACCAGCGGAAGATCGAGGAGATCGAAGAGTGGACAGGCATTATCGACGCCGCCGATCGCACGGCGGTGGTCGACCTGCTGGCGATGATGGAGCTCGGCGAGACGCCCTTGACCAGCGCGCAATTGCAATACCTCTGCTACGCCGGCATGGGCGGCCCCAAGACCGGCACGATCGACGGCGCCGGCACGGATAAGATCTACGTGACCAATCTCCCCACCACTGCCAAGCCGACCACGCAGGCGCTGACCATCCAGGGCGGCGACGACTTTGAAGTCGAGCAGATGGAGTATGCCGTCTGCACCAAGATTCAGATCACGGGCGCCATGGGCCAAACCTGCCGGATGAGCGGCACGATGATGGGCCGCCAGGTCGCACGGCTCGGCACGGGCTTTAGCGCGGCGACCGTGCCGGCGATCGGCGAATTCCCCTGCCAGCGCGGCAAGCTCTGGATGGACGCGATCGGCGGCGCCTACGGCACGACGCAGATTAGCACGACCCTGATCGCGTTCAAGGTGCTGATTGAGCTATTCTGGAAACCCGTGTTTACGATGGACGGCAACCTCTACTTTGCCTACCCCAGCTTCACCGATAAGAAGGTCACGGGCGAATTGACCTACCTGAACGACACCCCCGCCGACGGCAACACCGGCGCGATGCTCGACTTTCGCAACCAGACGCCGAAGCTCATGCGGATCGACCTGAGTGGCGACCCGGTGACCACGCCCGGCACGCTGTACTCAACCTACAAATGCATGATCGATCTGCCCGTGAAATTATTAAATCCTGGGCCAATCGCAAATAACGAAGGGAACTCGATCAGAGTCTTCAAATTTAGAAGTAGATACAACACCGTCGCCGGCAATGCCGGCAAGATCACCAATGTGCTCGATGTCACCCCGCTGCCATAATGAGAGACAAGGTGCGCTATGGCCGACGTGCTCAAACTCATCGATGTGCCCGACGATTCCATTCTCGCCCACAAAACCCTGACCGTGCGCCCGATCGAGAAAATGAAGCTCAAGCACCTGCGCGCGTTCCAGCGCGTGAAAAATGCCGGGCGCGACGCCGACATGGACGATCTGGCGCTGGCCTTGTCCGGCGCGCTCGACGGCTGGTCAGAAGACGAGGTCGACGAGCTGACCCTGGATGAGATGCTGCTGATCATCGGCGAGATGGATCGCAAAGAGAAGACCGCAATCCCAAACGGGCATGGCTCCAGCTTCACGCCGCCTACGCCAGCGACAATCTGAACCTGGGGCCGGACTGGTTACAAACGATCATCTACAGTGAGCGCTGGCGCTGCCGCCCGAGTGAGGCGGACGAGGAGCCGGCGCTTTGGGTGTTACGCCAGAAGGCGGCGGACCAGGTGCGCCAGCGCTATCAGGCGTTGGCAACGCTTGACTTTGGGGATGAGGACGACTAATGGCCCAACTCAGTATAGTCTTTAAGGGCGAAGATGAGGTCGCCGGCGTCACCAAGCAGGTCGCCGACGATATTGGCGATGTCGAAAAAGCCTCGGACAGCGCCAAAGAGGCCGGCACGGGCTTTTTTGGCGGCATGCTCCAGGCCGCCTCGGGCTTCCTGGTGGCCAATGTGGTCGGCGCGATTACCCAGCAGGTGGGCGCGTTTGTCTCGGAGGGCTTCAGCGCCGCGCGCGACACGCAGCAGCTCATGGCCCAGACCGAGACGATCATCAAGAACACCGGCGGCGCGGCGGGCATGAGCGCGCAGCAGGTGACCGATCTGGCAACGTCGCTCAGTGACGCGGCCGGGCAGTCGCTCTTTGGGGATGACCAGATCCAGGGCGCCGAGAATGTGCTCTTAAAATACAAAGAGCTGAAAGGCATTATCCCCGGCGTCACCAAGCTCTCGGTGGACATGGCCCAGAGCCTGGGCAAAGACCCGGCCGCCGCGGCCGAGTTTTTGGGCCGCGCCCTGCAGAAGCCCTTCGACGCCGCCAACAAGCTGGCCAAAGAAGGCATCGTTCTCACCGATAGCCAGAAGCAAACGCTGGAGGCGTTCAAGAAGACCGGCGACACGGCCGGCGCGCAAGCGTTTCTCATGCAGCAGCTCAATAGCACCTATGCCGGCAGCGCCAAGGCCGCGGCCGATGCCGCCGGCGGGAGCGTGCAATTCAAGGCCCGCATGGGCGAGGTGGCCGAGAACCTGGCCACCGCTGCGCTCCCCTTGCTCGACAAGCTGGGCGGGCTGCTCAACGATTACGTCGCGCCGGCGATCGAGGCCTTAGCAGGATGGATCGGCGATAACCTCCCGGCCGGGATTCAGATCGCCAGCGATGCGATCAACTCCATCATCGCCTACTTCAGCAAAGCCGGCGGATCGAGCGATCAACTCTCGGGCGTGCTGGGGGTGCTGAGCGAGATCTGGACGAAGCTCGCTGAGGTGATTGGGCTTGAGGTCGAGCTGATTCAGGCGATTGTGATTCCAGCGTTTGAGGCGATTGCGCAGTTTCTTACTGACCACAGCACCGAGATCGAGGCGATCGTCAAGGGCGCATGGACGATCATCAAGGCCGCGATTGATATTGCGCTGGGGCTGATTAAGGGCATTCTCAAGACCGCAATGGCGCTGATCAAGGGCGATTGGCAGGGGGCATGGGACGCCGTGAAAGCAACCATTCGCGACATCTGGCCGGCGATTAAGACGATTATCGATACCGAACTCTCGCTGATCAAAGGCATCTTGAGCGCGGCATGGGAGGCGATCAAGGGCACGGCCTCCTCGGGCTGGACGGCGATCAAAGACGCCTTGTCCAGCGCCTGGGACAAGATTAAGGACGCCGCGAATGAGAAGTGGGACGCGATTAAGGGCGCGATTAGCGACAAGATCGGGCAATTGAAGGACTTCTTTACTGGACTCCCGGCGCAGCTCGCCGGCGTCGGCGGCGCGATCGTCCAGGCGATCTGGGACGGCATCACGGCCAAGTGGGACGAGATGACATCGTGGATTACGGACAAGATCAATCATCTGCGCGATCTGCTGGCCAGTGTCACCGGTGGGTCGAGTTCAGGCGGCGGGGGCGGGGGCGGATCGAGCGCGCCGCCCGAGCCGATCAACCCGACGCCGGTCGGCAACTCGGCCGGCCGGCAATCGGGGCGCGTGGGCGGGCAGAGCTTCGGTGGATCGACGGGCGCGGGCCAGACCACGGTCAGGATCGTGTTTGACGCCGGCGCGATGCAGAAGCTGATCAAGGCCACGGTCGAGGATACGCTCGCGCAGAGCGGGCAGCAGAGCTTCGCGCGCATCAGGACAGGAAACTAGCATGGCCGTGCAGCCATACCCGTATCTGGTCATGACCGACGGCACGGACACCGTGACCTTCGCCGACGGCGCGGGCGGGGTCACGAACTACCCGCCCGTGCGCGGCGCGTGGTCGCCCGCCATCGCCGGCATCCGCACGTCGCAGCTGGGCGGGCGTGGGCCGTATGCGGATGTCGAAGAGGATCTGTCGTGCAACATCCGCGACACCACGGCGGCGCTGTGCTGGTCACGCCTGGACACCCTTGCGCGGCTCTTGGACAAGGCCGAACGCTGGTGGCTCAAAAACGAGAACATCAGCCCGGTCATCCTCAAGTACGCGCCACAAGGATCGACAATCCACAGCAACGCGACGCCGATGCAAGCGATCGTGCTAGGGCGGGTCGGTACGGATGAGCTGAACGGCGTCGATCTTCCGTCCAACGTCAATGACGCCGGCATGCTGTTTGAGATCTACGGGGTCAAGGTGGCGTGCATGCGGCGTGGCGCGTGGGGCGGGGCGAGCGAAAGCGCCAGCGCCGGCGCGGTGGCCAACCCAGCGGTGCTGAGCGTAACGATGCCCAGTAGTCCCACGCTCCAAGGATCGCTGAAGGTCGATTTCACCGGCTTTACGACGGCGGCGGCGACGGGCAATATTGAGATCCCCAGCGGCTATGTCTTTCTGGGGCCAAACAACAGTATGAGCCTGCTCGAAGGCGAGGCGGCGACGGCGGGCGGCTCATTCGGCACGTTCGCCAGCGTGGCGGATGCGGCGGCGCGCGCGAGCGGCGGCAGCGTGGGAAGGGTGACCAGCACGGCGGGCACGCCCGGAACCGAGATGAATTTGACATGGACGCTGCCGGCTGCGTTCGCCACCGCCACGCGCGTGGCGATCTTCTGCGCCTACCGTGCGAACAATGCCAATGGATGGACGCTGACCGCAAATGCTGACGTGGGCGTGCGTTTCACCACCACGCCGCAGATAGCGATCCCGGCGGCAGTGTCGCCCTACCCGCAAACGCTCTATCTGGGCGAGATGAACAGTCCGTATGGGTTTACCCGTCTCATGCTGAATGTCGCCAGCGCCACGAGCGCGGCGGGCAATACGATCGATTTTGATACGCTGGTTGTACTGGATATGTCCGCGAATCAAACGTTTGTTGTGGCACAGAGCGGCATCACACAATTCGCGCTCGGCGCATCGTTCGCGAGCAAGAATACGCAACTGACCGTCACCTACGATCCGCTCACACTCCGCTCGCCGCTGGTCAATGCGCCGATCCTGACCACCGCGCTGACCGTGCCGCTCAGCTATAGCGGCGACGCCGCATGGGTGCAAAGCGGCGGAACCATCCAGGTCATGTGGTACGCGACGCACCTCTGGAACGGCGCAACCCCCTACTGGACAACCCAGAACGTGACCGGCGCGGCGAAGCTCTCGATCGGCTGCACCATCACCCGCCGCCTTAGTTACCTCTCACCGCAATGATTCAGTACGCGATCTATACCAGCTATGGCGGCGCGCTGATTGGCGACTACAGCCACAAGGCCAGCGGCGTGGCATTCGCGACCAATGAGCGCGGCTTTGCCGAGTGTACCGCGTTCCTCAGTTTGAGCATGCAAGAGTCGTTTGATCTGTTTGATATCGCAGGCACGCCGTATGTGCAGTGCTTTGCAGGCGGCGTGCTGTTCGGCGGGCGGCTGGAAGATCGCGATCTGACTGACGGCGGGGTCACGATCACCGCGCTGGGCTATAGTCGGGCGCTGAGCGACGCGCCATACACCGCGCTGTGGTCGGCCACGCAGGTAAGCGCCTGGTACGCCGCGACCGATCGGGAGCTGACCAACGCCGGGCCGTCGCGGTTTCAGATCGACACCAATAACCGGCTGTTCATCGCGCCGCAGCTGAACGCGACCTATGCGAACGCCGGCGCAAACTTCATGATCGGCGGCCTGGTCTTCGATCTGCCGAGCGGCGCATCACGCAACGCCAACGCCGGCGGGATTCAGTTCAGCTACGACACCAACACGCCGCTGAATTGGGTGACGCGGCTCCAGACGGCGAATGCCGCCGGCACACTGATCGGCACCGAGTGGACACTGAACAGCACCGGCGCACAAGCGACGGGCGCGATCTTTTTGCATGCGCTGGGCGGCAACCCGACCCGCTTTATCTTCCAGCTGTTCTACAATGCGGCTGCGGCCGCCTACGCCGGCGAGACTGGCGCGGCCTATCTCAAGATCACGAATCTACGCATCACGACCGGCCGCGCGCACGAGGTCAATACCGGATGGAGTCTGCCGGCCGGGCCAGTGACCGGCGTGCAGACCGTCACGCCAACATCGATGGCCGGGATCTATCTGGGCCAGCAGCTCGTGTGCCGGCAGGGCACGGTCAACGGTGAGATCGTGACCGTGACCGCGATCACCAGCACCACCTTTACCGCCACCTTCACGAAGACCATGCAGGCCGGCGTCACGATCCAGGCGTGTCAGGTGTATGCCGACGATATTGCGGATGACCTGTTGAGCGTCACCGATACGCTCAACAGCACGCAGATCAGCAGCGATACGGCGCTGATCGCATCGCCCGGCCTCGATCTGCTGAATGAAGTCTACGAAGATCAGCTGCCGAGCGACATCCTCGATTACCTGGCCGGCATCGGCGACACGAGCGGGAATCAGTGGGAGTGGGGAGTCGGAGACAACCAGCGCCTGTATTTTCGGCGGCAAGGAAGCGCGGCGCGCACGTGGTATATCGATGTGAGCGCGATCGATGTACAGCGCCTCCTGGACGCACTCTCCAACAGCGTGTACGCGGTCTATCAGGACACGGCCAACCGCACGCTGCGCGCAGCGGCCACGAGCGACGCGGCCAGCGTGGCGCGCTACGGCGTGACCAGGCGACAGGCGCTCAGTGTATCGAGTACCAGCACGGTACAGGCCGCCGCTCAGCAGGCGGCGGCGCTGGCCGACGGCAAAGACCCCAAGCCTCGGTCAGGGGTCGTGATTGACAAGGTGTTCGATGCGAACGGCGCGCGCTGGCCGCTGTGGTCGGTGGCGGCCGGCGACACCGTGATCATCCGCAATCTCGCGCCCACACTCTCGACATCGATCGATCGCATTCGTGTCTTTCGCCTGTCGCGCGCGAGCTACGATGTCGATAGTGATACGCTCACGATCGAGCCGGAGACGCCGCGGCCAAGCCTGGAAGCGCTCTTAGCGCAGCTCGCGGCCGGGGTGCAACGACAAGTAAGGAAAAAACGCTAATGCCCACCACGCCAGAGAGTGCGATACTGACACTACCGCGCGGCTTTACGCTCGAAGACGGCACTGAGTATGTGCTTGCTCCATCCGCCGCCGCCACGCAACCGTACGGAGGCGCGACGATGAATTGGGCGCTCGACGGGGCGAGCGTCTGGTTTCTTGGATGCTGCGCGAAGCTCGATAATGGGCCGCTTATGTTCTGTGTCTTCGCGCTCAGGGGCGGCGCCCTCGTGAATGTCCCGGTCAGCGGCGCCGGAACCGGGCGCGGCTGGCTGGATGTCGCGAGCGATGGATGGATGTACTGGTCAAGCTGGGAGGGATCGAGCATTCGTCCCGCCGGGCCGCCCGCGCGTGTTCCAGGCGCCGTGCAGGTGCAGCATGGTGGTGTTTACGCGATCGCGCCGAATGGCAGCGTGCGGGTCTTTGTCGACCAGAATGGCTTTGAGGGGCGGCAGGTCGTCAGCCTGGTCGCCTACGGCATCCCCATGTGTCAGGCGCTCAATGTCCGGCTGGCGCTGGATGCCGATGCGGGGCGGATCTTCCGGTGCGGGCCCGAGGTTGCCGATCAGAATCTCCAGGCGGCGGCCATGCTGACCGTTAGTGGCCTGGGGATCGAGGTGCGGGCGTATGAAAGCGGCGTAATCAGCACGACGCCCGCGCGCACGCTGCTCATCGCAACCGAGAACGGGGCGATCATGCGCGGCTTCGTGGATGTGACGGGGTGGTGGGCATGAAAAACGCCCCCAGCGGCGGCCAGGGGCGTGCGTGCGGGGCGGGGCTAGGCGTCAAGCGCCTGGTAGGGATAATCGGGATCGGCCTCAAATCGGGCGCTGGTGGGGCGACCGACGATCGGCGTGATATGTATCGCCGCTTCCCGTTCCAGGGCTGCGCCGGCTTCAGTCCAGAGGTTGTTATCGAGCGGTATGTTCCAGGCATTGAGCAGCGCGCGGGCATCGTCGCGGCTCATGCCGAGCTTGCGGAGCGGGCGATAGGTGTCAAGCAATTTTTGCCGCCGCACGGCCGGGTCGATCGTCTGGTCTGGCGTCTGAGTTGGTCTGGTCTCTAGAGACGATGCGATCGACGGCGCGCTATCCTCAGCCGATCGTGACATAACGTGCGGGTCGCTATCTGCGGAAGGCTTGACAGGCAGCGGCCGCCAGTGGAGGATCGCATGCCACGCGTCGCCCACAATGCCTGCCGGATCGAAGTCGACGGGCGTGCTATCCTCCGCAATGCCGGCGCGCAGCCAGAGGCCAGCCACCACGCAGAACACGACGAATAGCGCGACGAGGAAAATGATTTGTCCCGGCGTGGTGACGTGCTCCATGATGATTACCTCCCTTTGAGCGCCCGTGCTAACAGTCCTTCGAAACCGAACGTGAGCGGGGCGGCGATCGTGACGGCGAGTATGGCCCAAAGATACCACAATCCGCCGCTGTCCGCTGCGAACGGCGCAAAGATCAGCCCGGCCGCCGTGGTGATGTAATCGAAGCCACTGACCACCAATCCGGCGCCGCTCAGCCACATGCCCGGATCGGCCTTCCGCATCCGATACCAGATCAGCGCGACTTCAAGACACGTAATCCCCCCGACCATGAGCCAGGGCAGCACCGGCTGCGCTAAGGGCAGCCCGGCCTTTTCCGCGATCGGCACGTCGACCGTGAGCGCTGTCGCGACCGCCCAGAACAACCTAGCGTAGGGGCCGATCCGATCGCAAAGATAGCCCATGCCGAGAATGCTGTACCCGCCATTGAGCAGGATGATCAGCGGGCCGACCGAGATGAGCAGAAAGACGACGCCGATCAGTGCGGCGCACCCGGCGCCGGCCGGCGCGCTGCGGGGGCTGGCGCTTTTCAACGGCTCGCTCCGCACGTTGCTCATGGCTGCACCGGCGTCGGCTTGAACAACCCCCTAGCGCACGTCGCCGGGTCGGCCCGCGGCACATGGCACGGGTCGCGGTGCAGCTCGGCCGCGGCGTCGGCGTAGGACACGTCCGGCGCACGGGCGGCCGCGTCGGCGAGCTGGGCGGCCCGGATCGCCGCCTGTTGCTCGTCGGCAGCCATTTGAGCGGAAAAGTCCAGTTGCTGCTGCTGCGTTTCGTCGATTATCGGCTGGCCAGCGCTGTTCAGCGGCAGCGGGGCGGCGGCCGGGACAAACGGCACGGGCGTGGCCGCTTCCGGCGCTCCAGAGGCCGCCTGTGCGGTCGCCAGGTACATGCGCTCGGCCTCGGCCGCGTTCTGGGCGATGCCAGGGATCGGGGTCGCGGCGATCGCGGGGCTATCAGCATAGCTGCCGCGGACGCTCGGGGGGGCTTGCCCGCCGACGTTCCCCAGCTGGGGGATGGGAGATGGGGGTTGGGGGTTGGTAGCGGCGCCAGCGTAGCGCGTGTAGAGGATCGGCGCGATCAGGATGAGCATGCCGATCCCGGCGACGATGAAGATGATCGTCAAGATGTAGTTCAGCGCGACGGCTAGTGCCGACGGGCGCTCTGGGGCGCGGCGCGGCGCGCGGGAAACGCGGTAGCGTGCCATGGTAGTACTCCTGTTCTGATTGACAGCAGCACTACACTAGTGCTGCCTCGTTGCTCACCCAATGAGGACTAGCGGTTATCGCCGGCGCAGCGCCTTCAACGCTGTCGCCGGCGCGCTGGTTTCAAAATGGCGGCTCGTCCGCTGGGTCGGGAACGATCCCTTGCGCCGCCAACGCCAGCGCGACATTGGCGCGGGCCGCGTCCAAGAGACGGAACAGCCGCAGCAGCAGCGCCGGCTCGTTGTCCGACAGGTCGACCGTGCCAAGTGTTTCGATGTTTTGCACCAGGCCCGGGTATTGCGCGAATGTTATATTCATTCGCTCCTCGCTTTCCCTATCGCCGCCAGCGCCTGGCTGGCAATCTCGCGCATCTCGCCGCACTCCTCGCACGGCTCCGGCAGACCGCCGAACGACGACTCGCACGCGCCGACGACGTGCCGATCGATCTGGCCGAGCGCGGTGTGCAGCGCCGCCAGCATCGCGTCCTGATAGCCGATCGTCGTGTTTTGCTCGCCGATCTGGCGGCTGAGCTCGGCAAGCTGCACACGGAGGCGCGCGACCTCTTCGAGCAACGGCTGGCCAGCCCGGCGATTGTCGAGGATACTCGCCGCCAGATCGAGCACATCGGCGGTTTCGGCATGATCCGCCCCGTAGGCGTCGGTGCGCGCGATACGCAGCTCCACGACAAGTTCTGTCGCGAGTTGTCTGAGTGCGCTCGCTTCGGCCTGGAGATCGGTATGTTCCCTGGTCAGATTGTTGCTCACCCGTTTCGCTCCCTTCGTCGTTCACAACCCGCCCGCGCTGCCGTCGCCTACTCACCAATGCCAGCGCCTGGCTATGGCTGATCGTGCGGCCGCAGTAGCGGTACTGCGCCGCGCCGACTAGGCCGCTGCCGTCCACATACCAGGCGCGGCCCTGGGGGAGATCGTAGGCCAGCATAACGATCGCGCTCATCCGCGCTTGCCCCGCCGCTCCGCGTACACGTACACGGCGATCGTGAGCGCGGCGAAGGCGATGCGGACACCGATGCGCCAGTAACTTGCGTCGATCATACGGGAACCTCTCCATCATCTTCTGGCCGGGATCCGCGCGCCAGAAGCCAGCGCTTGGACTCGCTCCGCGCCGCCATCGGCAGACTGGTTGCTACCGTGCGCGCCTTATGAATGCCGCGCCAGAACGTCTCCGGGTCGGCTGGCGGTTCCTTGCCGTTCCATTTCAGGAAGTAGGCGCGGATCTGTTGCTCATCCAGGCTGAGCAGCGCCGCGTCGCGCTCAGCGACAATCGCGACGGGATCGAACGCGGGCGGAACTTTCCTGCCTTTACTCACGGCAACATGCTCCTTTTGAAACACCGGCTACAGACCGTGTGCGCCAGATCGACCCAGCTGCACCCGCTCACGCAGCCGAACCGATCGGTACATCCACAGACCCGACAGCACCCCGGCCCGCTGCGAGTGGTGTAGCGCAGCGGATAGACGAAGCCGGCGACGATCGCCAGGCGCAGCACTTTCACGCGGCCACCTGGCAAGCGGATCAGGGTTGAGCGGGTTTCGGTCACGCTGTCACCGCGCTTTCGTTGCGCACTAATCGTGCAAGCGCTTCGTACTGAGCATTCGAGAGCTGATCGGCGTAGTCGTCGAGCGCGTCACCGATCAGCGTCACGGCTCGATCGAGCGCAGCCTGCGGCGTGGTGGGGACGAGTCGCTCGATCGCGGTGGCGTAGGACTCCAGTTGATCCAGATAGCGCAGCTGCGCTGTCACGTCCGCTGACTGCGGACGGCGTGGGCGGGTGAGCACGGCGGGCCGCGCAATCCCAAGCGACTCAGCGGCGCGACTCAGCATGCGCCGCTCGGCCTCGGCCAGCGCACGCTCTGGGCCGTTGTAGTTGGCGGTGGCCCAGCCGTCTGCATTGTCGATGAGCTGGCAGACGCCGCCATTGCGCCGCCAGCGCCAGCCTGGTGGTGGCAATGGCCACGGGGAGGGCGCGGGCTGTCCAGGGCCGAGATGCTGCGCCGGCGTAAGCTGGGTCGGTTGCTGCGCCGTTTGATTCTGTGGCCACATAGCGCGCACGCAGCTGCTACAGTGGCCCGCCTCGGTGCTGCCCGATGGCGCTCGCTGGGTGACCATGCCGCACGCCGCGTGGTGCTCGTTCATGCCCTTTCGCGTCCAAAGGTGCGCCGTCGGGTGGAGCTCGCTCATGGATTGCCAGAACGGCGCAGCTGTGGGCTGCGCCGGCGCGGCGACTTCGGATTCCCGTTGCGCCGCCCGCTGCGCTCGAAGCAACTCAGGGATGCAGCGACTACAGAGCGTGACCTCGCGACCCGGATACGCATCAATCAGGCCTGCCTGGTAGGACGTGAGCGATCGTGTTTCGGAGCGCTCCGCGCCGCAGCGGATACAGGTCGCGGGTTTCGGCTTAATCTCCGCCGCTGCCTGCTCAACGTGTTTGGCGGTGCGCGGCTTGTCGCCGGCCAGCTGATCGGCCCGATCAAGCGCCTGTCGCTGCAGCGCGGGCGTGTCAAGCTTCCCAACCTCGCGCAGATGCGCCTCGGGGATTTCTCCAATTGGAGAATCGATCGCCTGCTCGATCTGGGCGGCGCTCAGCAGCCGGTAGATCTGCGCGCTGCTCTGGCCAAACTCCGCGACGGCGCATGCGCGCCAGCTGGTGTAGCCGAGTGCCTTCCATCCTTCGCGCTCATAGAGGTCAAGCAACTGTCGCCGCGCGCTATCGAGCTGTGTTTTGATCTGCTCGACCACCTCCCGCGCTTCGGCCTGATCCATCATTGCGATGCCGACTCGCACGTCACTTGTCACCGCCAGCGCCCCTGCCGGCATCGATGGCTGCATCGGTTCCTCCTTGCGCGCATAGCGCCCGTCGGCCAGCGCCTCGCTATATTTACCCAGCTCGACCAGCACGGTGGCCCAGTTCAATTCAGCCGCCTTCGCCGCCGCGATCAGCGCTTCGATCCGCGCCCACGCGGCATCGTCGTGGCAGACAAAGTGATCGCGTTGGTGCGTGGTCGACCACGGCTTGCCGTCGCGCTCGACATGCAGCATCTTCGGCGTGTGGCTCGTGATTCGTTCGCCGGCTACGCGCTCGATCCGCGGCACAAGTCGAGACGTGAACCAGGAACCTTCGTCGCTCGTATCCGGATCAGGCGCGCTGATCACGGTCGGACACAGCGGGTTGGGCGCGGTCTTGATGCCGCCGGCCTCGCTCAGTCGTTTCGTGTAGCTGCCCAGCGCCCGTAGCCCGTCGGCGAGCGCGTTCAGGTCGGTCTGGAGTGCAGACCACGCGAACAGCACACGCCCCCACGCGGCATCGTCGACGATGCAGTAGACGTGGTGCTGTTGCATCGTCCCAGTGTCGCGCGTGCGCACGGTCGTTGGCGTGTGATAGGTCACACCGTGGCGCGTAATCTGCGCCAGCTTCCACGGGTGGCGCTGTGTCTCGACGAACAGGATCGTCGGCACGATCGGGGCGCTGTGTTGGCTCATAGTGACTCCTCTCGCCAGCGATAGGCGACATAGTACGCATCCCCCTTCAGCCCCTGCCCCTCGGCCGGGTAGCGCGCCGCGTCGGCCGGGATCGCGCAGTCGCGTTTGAACGTGACCAGCTCAGTGTCCCCCAGGCGCTTGCCCTTGCGCGATATGGTCAACGTCGTTACGCCGTCCATGACGCGGACAGCGAGCCGGGCGCCACCCTTCAGATCGAGCGCCCGATCAGACTGATTGCGCGCGGCCTGGATCTTCAGCTCCATGAACAGATTGGCAAGGCTCATCGTTCGCTCCAGTACGCTTCCCGCGCCCGGTCGGTCGCGTCCACGTCGCGCAGGCCTGCGCCGTTCTGTTGCCGCCATGCGTAGGCCAGCTGCTGCGGATAGCCGCCGAACACCGCCGCCCGGCGCGGCCATGACCAGTTTGGCGTCTGGCGCACGAGCTCGGCCAGCGCAATCCTGCGCCGCAGATGGATGAAGATCTGATCGCCGCGCGTGTGCTGGCGCTCTGCGATCTGGCGCAGCCGAATGCGATAGATCGTGCGGTCGGGATCGGCGTGGTAAGCGGCAAGCGCGCGATCGTTTGCGCAGCTCCGGCAGCGCGCGTCCTGTCCATGCTCCTCCACGGTGCGCAGCGTTTCGCAGAGTGAACAGAATCTATATGCATGTATATGCAGGTCGCAAAAGTAGCCATGGCCGCGCGCCAGCTGCCGCGCGCCGCATTGGAGGCAGCGCTGCTGCTGGAGCCGCCTTTTCCAGGTCGTGCGCGGATCTTCGGTTTCGCGTTCAGCCGTCGCGAGATACATCAGCAACCTCCAGCTGATCAGCGGTCGTCCAGTGCGTGTACTGAAACACGCGGATCTGGACAAGCGGCGTGGCGGCCCAGCGGATATCCACGATTTCGGCGCGTAAATTCCGCCAGATGACTTTTAGGCCGAAGGCCAGTTCCGTGATGCTCATGACGCGCCTCGCAGGCGCTGGTCATCCGCCTCCATCAGCACCACCTCGCCCCTGGTCATCTGGTACAGGCGACTGTAGGCGGCCTCGGACAAGGTGCCCTGGTCGAGCAGCTGCTCCAGCGTCTTGTTGCTGGTGATGATCGTCCACCCCGCTTTGAGCCAGCGGCGATTGATCACGTTGTACCAGGCCTTTTGCAGTCCGCGCGGGTCGCGCCCCGGCGGGTTCTGGCCGAGATCGTCGATCACGGTCAGCCATGCGCTTTCGCCCGGCAGCATACTCAGGCGTTCTTTGTCGGCAAAGTCGGCCGCCCACGCACGCTCTAAATAGCTGACCTCCTCCAGAAACACGGTCAACTTGCCCAGCGCCCGCGCGGCTAAGGCTGCGCCGGCCGCGAGATGGGTTTTGCCCGTGCCTTTGCCCGTGTAGTACAGGTGCAGCGCGACAGGCGGGCCGCTGTGGTAGTCGCCAAACGGCAGATCGCGGATAGCGGATAGCCAGCCGGTCACGACATCCAGCGGATTCGCGTCGCCGAGCTGGACGCGCAGCCGATCGGGGTCGAAGTCGGCGAGCGCAAATTGCGCGATCCGCGCTAAGCCGGGATCGCCCATAACCTTCTCCGCCTCTGCCTGGCGCTGCTCCAGATCGCGCCGTCGGTGCGCTACTGTCGCATCGCTGGCGTTCCACGCGCGCTGCATCGCCTGGCATACGTTCCAGACGAAAAAGACGGTGCGCCCGTCATAGTGCCGGATCGGGACGGCGTGCTGCCGCTCGCCGCAGCACGGACACGATCGGGCGTCAGTCGCCGCTATCGGGCTTCCAGGTGCTGCGCTTGATGGTCGCTGAAGCTGCCGGGCGCTCGGCAGGCTTGCCCCGATCGGGCGCATCGTGTCCGTTGGATCGTTGCTGCTCATAGTGATAGTCCTTCGTCGGCGGCGTGCGCCGCCATGCTTTCACGATGATCGGGATGGACTGACCGGCCGCGATACGGTTTTGGTAGTCGAGTCGCATGGCTTCGTACGGTAAATGTGCAAACTCTTTCGCGGCGCCGACCGCCTCCGATTCGAGAAATGCCAGGGTGCGCCCATCATCATCATCATCATGGTTCATGATCGGTTCCCATGGTTTGGGTGACACAGCTATGTCTACCCTGGGTGTCTCAAATGTCACCCCTGGATCGGTCAAAATGTCACCCCTGGATTGCGTAGGGGTGACATTTTGTCTACCCTCAGAGATGACAGTATGTCCATTCTGAGGAGTGACATTTTGTCTACTCTGCTTGCGCGCCACGCGATCGAACGGCGGCTTAACGGTTCCAGCAGTGAAGTTCAGCGAATAGGTCGCGGGATGTTGCTGTCGGGATGGTTTCACGACAATCAAGATTCCATCTTCGATGAGTGTATCGATCACGCGCTGTACCTGGCGGTAGGAATAGCCGGTTTTCCATGCGATCAGGTCAACGCTTGGATAGATATTGCGCCCCTCGTGGTCAGCATGATCGGCCATAGCAAGCAACACCAGGCGCTTGTTATGCGGGATATCGAGATCCCACACGCGACCCATTGCTTTTACGCTCATAGCGAGTCCTTCTAGCGATCTGGATTGAGCGCGGTAAGCCCACAAATCCAGTCAACTTCCTGTGGCGCAAGGTCGAACCACTCTCCATTCAAACGACAGTGCGCGAATGTGCGGTGTAAATAGTTTTCCGCCCAGACCATATCGCTGGTTGGAATTGTGTGAATGAGACGCGTTTTGAATGGGAGCTGAAGGAACGACCGCAAGCGGCTCGGCACATCCTTTGATTTACCGATCTTGTAGGCGTTGTTCCCGCCGACAAGGTAGATATAGCCAGGTCGCGCGTAGCGCTCGGTTCGTGGAGTTGACTGCGCGTCGCGAAGTTTTTCTTGCTTTTCAAGCATAATCGGTGCTGATTGCTCTAGTGCTATCTGAAGCGCTTGTGATCTGTTCCGGGCATGTAAAACACGCCAGTGATACTCAACTAACTCATTAAAGCCGAGTTGCCGCATTTCACGCCGCGTTAGGATCGGAATGCCGGTGTGTGGATCTATCTTGGGCATGATTGTCTCCTTTTCCGATACAAATAACTACTTTTATTGTACCAGAAAAGACGTGCTAAAACGGTAGATTACCGCATTGTAATGCGGAAAGAGTGCCGGCGGTCGGGGCCGGCGGCGGGCGGGCGAAACGCGGCCCATGGCTGCCGGTCGGGGGCAGCTCAACACTTCGGGCACTCGTCGTCCCCATACGGGCCATGGTCAGGGCAGTCGTCGCCGGGCGCGTCGCCGGGCGGCTCGTTGGTTGTCATCATGTAGGCCAGCCCTCCACCCCGTCCCGCTCGATCGTATCGGCCTGTTGCGCTAGACTGAGCAGCCAGCCGGGGATGTCGTCGGCCAATTTCGGCGGGACTTCGAGTCGATGGCGATCGCGGAGCAGCCACAGCAGCTGCCGCATCGTCTCGCTGTGCTCTCTATCGTCCGGCAGCCCGGCGCCATCGTTAAAGGCGGCGCAGTAGACTTCGAAGAAGCTG